CCCAGCTTTGAGATAAACACATGGACCGTATCGCAAAGGGAAACACGCTCTGCTTCCACGATGTCCTCATACCCCGGTGTATTCCAGAGCTGTAAAAAGTCGATCTTGATATCGATCTCCGGCTCCGTTAAGTCTGTGGTGTCGATATAGTTCTGTGCGTATTCCCGGAGTGCCGCTTCACTCGGCTTTTCCTGAAAATTACTGGTACAGTCCAGCACGGTGATCTTCTGGTAAGGAATTGACCGTTTGCTTTGCAGCACCACCTTCTCCGGCAGTTCCATAACCGCCTGCGTTTCGTTATCTACCCAGTACGGATGCACACCAGTGATCGTGTTCTCGATAGATTTTTCCATCTTGAAATCCGTCAGGTTCTTACCGTAGATAATGTGGACGTTATGGTCGACACCTCTTGCCTTATGGAACTTGACTGTATACCGGTCCCACTCGAATTCACCGCCAAAAACATCCAGAACTGACCCGGCCATACCTCCAAGGCAGTTTCGGAAGGAGGATGGAACTCCCAGCGTAAAGGTTGCACTGGATTCCACATCCGTCCAGACATTAAACGGACAGTCGGAAGCCGCATGGCTTTTCAGCCCCTGCATTGCCCCGCCACATCCGGTCACTGAAAATGGTGATACCGTGATAAAGTTGAGCTGGTAGGAAATATGCCGTGCCTGCACTTCCAGCTTGCCATCAATCGGGGTCGTGATCTTGTAGATGCGGAACGGCTGAGACTGCATGGTATCGGATGGCTTGGCAAGGATGATATTCCCCTCCTCCAGCATCTCTGCATGGATGCCATCTGCCGGACAGACCAGCTTCAGCTCATAGCTTCCGTTTCTCTTTTCCGTTACGGTACAAGACTGTGCATCTGCCAGCTTTCCAATACCGTTATGATTGAACTTCATCTCTGTTGATGCATATAAACATGGGATCACTGGCTGCACCTCCCTCTTACAGCGTCCACCAGCGTGGAGTCACCTCCACCGCCGTGATGCCGCCTGTCCATGCGATTTGTGTCTTTCCCTCCGGCAGTTCCGGGAAATCATCCGAAAGGATGGTCTCATTGCAGAAGCCGGAAGCGTTGTAAGCGTTGTGCGTTTCACAGTTGAGCAGCACGTAGTCCTTGATGCTGTGGATGGTGATCTTCTCCTCACCCACATACAGTTCGCCGCCAGAATCCCCGTAGATCTTGAAGATAGGCTGTGCCGGAAAAGCGAAGGGGTTCTTTAAGGTCGACCTGCCATCCAGCCGGATCACCCTCTGCCCATCCACGCTCCAACGCTGGGGCTTACAGTTGAATGTCAGCTCCATCTCAGCGGCTTTCTGGGCTGTCACATCAAATTCCAGAGCATCCTTGCAGACTGCCATCCGGAAGAAATCCGGGTCGTAGGTGTCCTGCAATTTCTGATACCCGATCGGAGATAACAGCCATGCCTTGACCGCTGCGGTCTTGGCAGGCAGACCGTTGAAGAAAAATGCCTTATACTTGATATCCACGTTCTGATATCTGCGCCTGCCTGTCCTTGCATTCTCGGTGATGATGTCCCCGTTCCTGCCTGGTACGGAGGTACTCTCCACATCCGCAGCCGGGGAATCATACACACCGGGTCCAGACAAATATAATAGGAAGTCCTTACTGGACTTCCCGGCAAAGGACAGATACTGTCTGGCGTATCTGCCTTTAAGCTGAAACTGTGATACTGTCTGCTTTGGGGCATTGTAGCCCATACGCATCTACCTCCTTTACTTGAAGACCGAATCATCCTCGTGGATCATGCCGTTGATCTTATCGGCAACGGTCTGTGCGAGTTCATCGTCGTTCCGGGCATTGTAGCCATTGACCGTGATATACACACCGCCAAGGTTGGTCGTCCGGGTGGTGCCGCCTCCGGCCAGAGCCGCCTGCGGGAAGTTCCAGCCAGAGCCATCGAAGTGCGGCAGGGTCAGTTCCGGCAGACTGAAGGAACTGATGCCCTCCATACCCTGCTGCACCTTTGCTGCCATCGACTTGATCTGGCTGATTAGTCCGCCCTCGCCTTTCTTGATGCCGCCGGAAAGCAGCTTCATAAAGTCGGGCATATAGGTGTCCGCATCTGCCAGAGGTCCTTCATCCGGCACAGAGAAGTGCAGGAATGAACGGATACCGCTTGCCACACTCTTGACCGCACTGCCGACCCAGCTCACACCCTTCTTGATGCCTCCTGCAATACCGCCAACGATATCCTTGCCCCAGCTGACTGCCGAGGAAGCCACGTTCTTGATACCGCCCCAGATGGACGATGCCACGTTGCCGATGGCAGAAGCCGCATTGGAGATACCGTTCTTGATGGCATTTACTCCATTCGAGAATACCGAAGTGACCTTGTTCCAGATATTCGTGACTCCTTCCCGGAAGCCATCGCAGTTTTTCCAGAGAGCGGTCAGTCCAAGACCGATGCCGCCAACGGCCGCCACTGCGATACCTGCAGGACCCGCCAGACCAGCAAGTGCTGTGCCTGCGGATGCGAGGAAACCACCTGCGGAGCTTGCTACGCCTGCAAGAGCCGTACCCGCACCTGCCGCCAGACCAGATACGGCCGTGCCAACCGAGCCGAACAGTCCTGCGATTGCGGAGCCGGCAGAACCAGCAATTCCGCCCAATGTGGAACCCACACCAGACAGAAGCCCAGAAAGACTGCCGCCTAAGCCGCCGATCTTCGTCACTACACCGGAAAGCAGCCCGCCCAGATTCGACAGGATTCCCCCACCGCTGGAGCCAAGGCTTCCCAGCTTCGAGATGATACCGGAGATTCCCTCTCCCAGACCGCCCATTTTGGAGGTCAGCCCGGAGATCAGGTTGCCAAAGTTCGACACGATCTGACCACCATCTGCGCTGCCGATCTTCGACAGGAAACTGCCGATGTTGGACAGCAGACCGCCTCCGTTTTCGGAGCCAAGAACATTGCCGAGGTTCTGCAACGTACTTCCGAGGTTTCCGATGGTATTCTTCATGGAACCGAGCTTGTCCACAAGCCCCGTGACCGTATTGACCGTGTCACCGACCTTGCTGATGCCGTTGCCGAGGCTCTTTAAGAAATCCGAGTTGAAGGTATCGCCAAGGCTGCGGATCGCATTTCCAAGGGAACCGGTCTGAGAACTCAGCTCTCCAATGGAATCCTTTATGTCCGTAAAGCCCTGCTTCACTTCATCGCTCATACTGCCGACTGCTGTTTTGGTGATACCCTGCAGGTCAGTCCAGAGCTGCTGGAACTGTGTTTTCAGCCCGGAAAGCCCGGCCATCAGCTGGGACTGGATACCGCTGCCCACATCCCTTGCAGCACTGCCGATACCATTTTGGCTTCTCTTGATCGTGGCAGCAAAACTGCCGACCACAGAATCCATCCAGTCGCCCAGAGAATCTACCGGGGTCGTAAGGTTGTTGCTCATAGACCCGGCAAGTCCCTGCACGGCTTTCACCACCGACTTGACATTTTTTTTAATGCCGGTCGCCAGCAGCTTCATGAAGTCGGGCATATAGGTATCTGCATCAGACAGAGGTCCTTCATCTGGTACAGAGAAATGCAGCAGACTTCTGACCCTGCTTGCGACATTTTCCGCCGCTGCGATCACGGAACCGGCCGCTGCCCGGACACCTGCCGCCATCTGGGAACAGATATCTGCGCCCCAGCGGTATGCAGAAGAAGCAATCGAACCGAGCGAGTTAAAACTGCTCCTGATACTTGCAACACCGGAAGAAACCGTGCTGCGCAGGCTGGACATTGCCGAAGACACCGTGGACTTGATGCTGTTGAAGGCAGAGGTCGTGGTGGATTTCAGTGTGTTCCAGCCGCTTGTGGCCGTACTGCGAACTGCGGATACAGAGGAAGTTGTAAGACTCTTGATGCTGTTCCATGCAGTCGTGATGACCGTCTTGATACCATTCCAGCTGGTGTTCGTCAGAGTTTTCACTGCGTTCCATGCGCTTGTCATGGAAGATTTGACAGAAGCAGTTGCCGAAGTAGTCAGAGACTTGATTCCATTCCATGCTGTGGTGATAACACTCTTGATACCGTTCCAGCTGGTCGTTGTCAGCGACTTTACCGCACTCCATGCACTGGTCATGGAAGATTTGACAGCTGCTGTCGCAGAGGTCACATTGGATTTCACCGCCGCAAAGCTGGTCTGGATGGTGGTCTTGATGCTGTTCCATGTGCTCGTGGTACTGGTTGTAATGGAACTCCATGCGGATCTCATCGCGGCACTCACACCTGCCGTTCCGGTCTTCACCGTCTGGCTGATGGCCGCCCAGCTCTTACTGTATGCCTGCTCCACTCCCCTCATGGAGTTGGTGATGGAAGTAGACAGCGTGGTGGACAGATTCTCTGCCGCCGCAGTTACAAGGCTGGTGTTGGTCGTGATGCCGTTTGCCAGTCCCTGCATGAAGTCCGGCATCCAGCTTTCCATATCTGCCAGAGGCCCCTCATCCGGCACAGAGAAGTGCAGGAAAGAGCGGATACGGTCCGCCACTCCCGATACGGCGCTTGCCACATCCTGAATCCTCGACTGGATACCGGACACAATGTTGCCGATCATGTCCGAGCCCCACGAGAATGCCTGTCCAGCCAGACCCTTGATAAAGGAAACTGCACTGTTAAAGCCGTTCGTGATGGTGGACTTAATACCGGAAATGGTAGAGGAAATCCCGGATTTCATCGAGTTAAAAGCTGTGGTCGCCGCGCTCTTGATGCTGTTACTGAGGGACGAAACCGTAGACTTCATGGCATTCCAGCCGGAAGAAACCACCGATTTGATACCATTTACCACACCGGAGATTTTGCTGCTGATGGCGCTCCAGATGGAAGAAACCGTGGACTGGATTGCTGAAAGGACAGTCGAAATGACCGTCTTGATTGCATTCCATGCCGTACTCATCCGGGTCTGAATGCCAGTCAGCAGCGGAGACAGGAACGATACAATAGCGTTCCATACAGTTGTCACCGCGGTCTGGATTGCAGTTAGCACCGTAGATATGGCTGTCTGGATCGCGGACCAAACCGTAGAGAAAGTCGTCTGCAATCCAGTCAGGATCGGAGTCACAAAGGCGACGATGGCGTTCCAGATGGAAGTGATCTTCGTCTGGATCGCAGTCAGTGCTGCACCGATCAGGATCTGAATTGCCTGCCAGATGGTTTCAAACAGATATTTGAACGCATCCAACAGAGGTTTCATGGTGTTGTAGATGCCATTCCACACCGAAGTGATCGTCGTGCTGATGGTGTTCATGACCGTAGAAATCGCAGTCGAGATCGCCGTCCACACAGTTGTCACCGTGGTATGGATCGTATTCAACACAGAAGAAACGGCTGTGGAAATGGCAGTCCAGATGGTGCTGAAGGTCGTCTGGATACTCGTAAGGACAGTCGTAAAGAAGCTCGAAACTGCAGTGAACACAGTCGTTGCCACACTCTGGATAGCAGAAACTGTGTTTGAAAAGAAGCTGCTGATTCCGCTCCACACGGTCTCAAAGAAGCTCTTGATACTGCCCCAGACCGTCTGCCAGTCCGTACCGAACAGCCCAAGAAACACATCCAGTGCGCTCTTTAATGCGGTAAGAGTCGTAGAAAATACAGACTTCACGCCATCCCAGATACTGGAGAAGATACCCTTCACCGCTTCCCATGCGCCACTCCAGTTGCCGGAGAACACATTGGAAAAGACATCGAACAGACCCAGTAAGGTATCCAGAACGACGCCGAGGATGGTCGAAATATTCTGGAATGCTCCCTCAAACAACGGGGCAAGCACCTGACAAAGGCCATCCCAGACTGCTTTCAGTACCTCGGTGACATCCTTAAAATCAAAGCCCAGCCCATTGATCCGCTGTGTCAGCTGATCACAGAACCCTTTCACCTTGGAAACGATGTCGTTCCAGATACCGGTAATGGCAGTACGGAATTCCTCGTTCGTATTCCAGAGGTTCATGAACGCCGCCACCAGTGTGCCGATGACCGCCACCACTGCTACGACCGGCCCGGACAGACCACCCAGAACCACACCCAGCTTGCTGAACACACCGCTGGCACTGCCCACATGGGTGATAAGAAGCCGGACACCCTTTGCAAGAGAACTGAATCCCCGCATCGCTGTGCCGACGGTCGATATGGTCTTGCCAAGCACAATGAGCAGCGGACCGATGGATGCCGCCAGGAGCCCGATCTTGATGATCGTTTCCCTGGTACCCTCATCCATGCTGTTGAGCTTGTCCACGAACTGCTGCACGGCAGATACGATCTTGCGGATGGTGGGCATCAGGATATCGCCAAAAGAAATAGCCAGCTCCTCCAGCTGAGATTTCAGGATGGTGAGCTGACCATTTAAGTTGTCCTGCATGGTTTCTGCCATGCTCTCGGATGCGCCGTCACAATTTTCAATGGCACCACGCAGTTTGTTGATGTCCGTCTCGCTGGAATTCATCAGGGCAAGGAAACCGGACATCGCATTCTTGCCGACCAGTGCCTCTGCATTGGATGCTTTTTCAGATTCGGTCAAGCCGGAGAATGCTACACGGCAGTCTGCGAGGATATCGTTCAGGCTCCTCATACTGCCATCTGCATTGCTGGTGGCAATCGTAACCTCACCGATGTTCTTGCCTGCAAAGGTCACTTCACCGGAAAGGTTGTTCATGATGGTACGAAGGGACGTACCAGCCTGCGAAGCCTTGATACCACTATTTGCCATAAGTCCGATGGCTTCTGCGGTATCCTCTGCCGAGAACCCCAGCGCACCGGCAATAGGCGCACAGTACTTGAACGTCTCGCCCATCATGGAGACGTTGGTGTTCGCATTGGAGGAAGCGGCTGCGAGGATATCGGCAAAATGCCCAGAATCCGCAGCGGATAAGCCGAACGCGGTAAGGGCATCGGTAACAATATCTGAAGTCGTAGCGAGGTCTTCACCCGAAGCGGCCGCGAGGTTCATGACGCCCTCAATGCCGTTCAGCATGTCAGAAGTCTTCCATCCGGCTATGGCCATGTATTCCATCGCCGAAGCTGCCTCGGATGCAGAGAACTTGGTCTTTGCACCCATCTCACGGGCTTTCGCACGGAGCTGGTCAAAGTCATCCCCGGTCGCACCGGAAATGGCAGAGACCTTACTCATCTCGGAATCAAAATCGGCTGCGGTCTTCACTGCGGCAGTGCCAAGACCCGTCACAGCGGCAGTCACCGGAAGGAACTTCTTGCCTACATTCTCCACAGAAGATCCGATGTTCTGGAGCTTTTCTCCAGCTTCATCGATCTTGGCAAGCGTCGCATTGGTAGTAGCCGCCTGATCCTGTAAGGATCGCAGATTCTGTTCGGTCTCCACGATCTCACGCTGAAGAGCATCGTACTGCTGCTGGGTGATCTCACCGTTGGCAAGCTGCTCATTAGCCTGCTGTGCGGCAGTTTTCAAAGTTGCCAGCTTTTCCTTAGTGGCTTCAATGGCATCCTTCAGCATCTTCTGCTTCTGGACGACCAGTTCTGTATTGGAAGGGTCCAGTTTCAGGAGTTTGTTGACATCCTTCAGTCCGGACTGCGTCCCCTTGATTGATTTGTTTACACTTTCCAGTGCTTTGGAGAGCTTTGTGGTATCGCCGCCGATCTCAACGGTGATGCCCTGGATTCTGGATGCCATTTGCGTAACCACCTCCTCGCAGGCATGAAAAAAGCCCATCTGCACGAAGCAGACAGGCTAAAGGAAAAAATGCTATTAGCTGTGTATCAAAGTCATCCTTTCAGCATACAATATATTTATCAGTAAATTTATCGACTAACCGGTTGATATTTTTGCAAACGTGTGCTATAATGCAATCAAAGAAAGGAGTTGACGATTATGGCTTCTGTTATGAGTGCTATTACCAACACTGTTCCAATCACCCAATTCAACCGTGGTCTTGCCGGAAAAATATTTGAAGATGTCAAGCAGTGCGGTGCCAAGGTTGTTATGAAAAACAATGCTGCCGAATGCGTTCTCATCTCCCCGGACGAATATGTCCGTTTAATGGATGAATTAAATGATGCTCGTCTGCTGGCTGTTGCTTCTGAACGTATGGCACACTTTGATCCCACCTCTTTGATTTCTGAGGAAGAAATGAACCGCCGTCTCGGTGTTACAGAAGACGATCTCGCCGGTTTTGACGAGGTAGAAATCGAATGAGCTGGAAAGTTGAATACCTCCCTGAAGCAGAAAAAGACCTCAAAGGTTTAGATGGTAGCCAGCGCAATCTTGTTCTGAAAGCCATCAAAAAAGTTCAGCAAAATCCACTGCCTGTTGATGAACAGGGCTACGGCAAACCGCTCGGCAATCACAACAGCACTAACCTTGCAGGACTTCTGAAAATCAAACTCCGCTCTGCGGGTCTGCGCATTGTCTATCAGCTTCGACGTACTGAGACATCTATGATGATTATTGTCATTGGAGTCCGTGCTGATGAAGAAGTGTACGAACTTGCCCAGAAGAGAGTTCTGAAGCACGAAAAGTCCGATTGACTTTTTCTGCCTAATCGACTATACTTTGATGATGATCAGGTTTCGGTAACCTTGCGAGGTCCGAGACCGGGAAGATGACCTTCGGGCCACCTTCTTTCTCCCCCAGTTGTGCACGGCTGGGGGATTTTTTATACCCATTGCCAGACGATTGTGCTTATTTCATTCACAATATAAGCACGTTCGTCTGTTTTTTCGCCTTAGAACCGGTCAAAGTCCTCCTGCGATGCCAGTTCCTTATACGGATACTCGTCGTTCTGCCGCTCCGTAAACATATCATTGACCAACCCGATGGTCAGCAGGTCGAGATCGGCGATGCTGATAC